AAGATGGTGATATTACTATGCTTGGTGATTGGTGTTTCGTGCTACCCCCTCCTCCGCCAAAAGAGACAACAACTGCTTCTGGTATTATTCTTGAAATCAAGGAGCAACCTAAAGAAGAAGGAGTACTACTTACCCTACCACCCGATTCGGAGTGGATTGGAGCTAGCGGTGGTGATTTGGTGGGCTACAGAAAGAATTCGGAATACGAGATGGAACTTCTTGACGGGACTAAGGTCTACCGTATGAGAACAACAGAGCTGGTCTATGTCAAGGAAGAAGAGTAGCTTTAACACAGTAGAAGCGTCAACAAGGCTGTTGGCCTCTATGGAGATTGCCATCAACAATATGATTGATGAGATTAGAAAGCCTGTCGATGGGGAGCTGTCTGGCTCCCAGCGTAAGGCTGAACTACAGAGTATTAAACAAACAGCTACAGATGCAAAAGAACTCCTTATCGAATACCAGCGACTCGAACAAATGGTCAGAGAACTTAAAGAAACAGGAGGGATTGAAGAAGAGCAAGACTACTCTGGAGGATTCGCAGAGAAGTTCTCCAAGTAACCAGATATTTCTTTATTGGGATTATTAAATAAGAATTAAATGAAATGGCAGGTCTCAAAAAAATTGATGGGTATGATGACTACGTTATCAACATATGTCCCAACGACACAGCTGGAGAAATCATCACAATCGGTGATGTTGATATTCAGCTTCCCAAAGCTCCAAAAGACGAAGACATACTCAACTATGGAAGGGATGTATCTATGCAAATGTGGCAAAGACTTCCTGTGCCAAGAGAGTTGCAAAGGATTCGTTCTATGGATGAGTGGTTTGAGATGCCTTCGGACTTCAAGAAACGTTTCTCTACGTATATCGAACAGGAGTTTAAACGTAGGCGTGAGGGCGTTTGGTTTTTCAATAATGGCAGGCCTGTCTACATTACAGGGAGACACTATATGATGTTACAGTGGTCGAAGCTGGATATCGGCTACGGCTACTACTTAGAGTTTCAACGCAGGCTGTTTCTTCATTTTGCAGCCATAGAATCAGACCCAAGGGCAATAGGGCAGAATTATGTAAAGTGTAGACGTTCTGGATACACCAATATGTCTGCTGCAATACTTGTAGACGAAGGAACACAGGTAAAGGATAAACTGCTCGGCATACAGTCTAAAACAGGTAAGGACGCACAGGAGAATATCTTTATGAAAAAGGTAGTTCCTATGTTTAAGAGCTATCCATTCTTCTTCAAGCCTATACAAGACGGTACAACAAATCCACGTATGGAACTCGCATTTCGTGAACCGTCAAAGCGGATAACAAAGAGCAACAAGACATCCAACAAAGGAGAGGCTCTGAACACAGTGATAAACTGGAAAAACACTACAAACAACGCATACGATGGAGAAAAACTACATATGCTCTATCTTGATGAGAGCGGCAAGTGGGAAAAACCTACTGACATCCGTGAGGCTTGGCGTATTGAACGTACTTGTCTTATTGTCGGACGTAAGATTGTTGGCAAGTGCCTTATGGGTTCGACTGTCAATCCTATGGATAAGGGTGGAAAACAGTATAAAGAACTTTGGAGAGACTCAGACCCAACAGACCGAAACGCCAACGGAAGAACAAAGACTGGGCTTTATAGACTTTTTATACCAGCCTACGAAGCCTTGGAAGGGTTCTTTGACAAGTACGGAAACCCAATCATCGAAGACCCAGAAGAACCAGTAGAGACCATTGATGGTGACTTTGTGTCGATAGGTGCGAAGACATACTTGAAAAACGAAAGAGACGCACTGAAGAATGACGCAAGAGAATTGAACGAATTCATTCGTCAGTTCCCATTCACCGTTAATGAGGCAATGCGTGACTCAATAGAAGGCTCTACGTTTAACATCGGTAAGATATACGAACAAGTGCAACACAATCAAGAGTTGTACCCAGACCCAGTTGTTCGTGGAAACTTCAGCTGGAGGGATGGTGTTGCAGACAGTGAGGTAGTATTCAGTCCAAACGCCCAAGGAAGGTGGAGGATTGCTTGGATGCCAAAGCCAGAAATAAGAAACAAGTACGTAATTAAGTACGGAAAGAAGTACCCAGCAAACGACCACATAGGTGTCGGAGGTGTGGATAGTTATGATTTAGACTCTACCGTTGACAACAGAGGCTCAAAGGGAGCTTGTCACCTGTACAACAAGTTCAGTATGGCCGCTCCAGCGAATATGTTTGTTGCTGAGTACGCATCGAGACCCCCTCTTGCAAAGATATTTTACGAAGACATCCTAATGGCAGCTGTGTTCTATGGATACCCACTGCTTATAGAGAACAACAAGTACGGCATTGTAAGGCATTTTGAGGCACGTGGATACGAAGAGTATGTAATGAAGCGTCCAGAGCATTTAAAGTCCCCTAATGCGGCTGCAAACGTCAAAACAAGGGGTATACCTTCTAACTCGCAAGATGTGATACAGGCTCACGCTCACGCTATTGAAGCATACGTAGAAGAACACGTTGGTATTAACAGCGAAACTGGCGAAATGGGAAAAATGTACTTTAACAGAACGCTTGAAGATTGGATTGGATACAAGATAGACAACCGTACCAAGTTTGACCTTACAATCAGTTCTGGCTTGGCACTGCTTGCTGCTCAGAAATTCAAGGAAAAGAAAAAGGAATCCAACTTTGATGACAAAAAGTTTTTTAGACGCTTTACTCAAGAGATAAGGCGCTAATAGACAGGTGTTTATTTTCGTATATTTGCAAGGAAGTATTTTGCGAAAGGCTATATGTACGATAATAAAAACGAACAGGGTAAATATGGGAACTTCCCAGACCCATTTGCACCTCACGGTCAAAAAACATCCAAAGCATACGGAATTAAGTACGCCAAGGCAATAGAAAAGCAGTGGGGTCACTCAGACGATGAAAGAAGTCTGTTTAGGCGTAGGTTAAAGGATTTTGAAACAAATCGTGACTATGCAAATGGTACACAAGACACTTCAATATACAAGCAGATTCTAAGTTCGCTTGACCCTAACAGTGGAGACGGAACGTTACTTAATCTCGACTGGTCTCCTGTTCCAATCGTGCCTAAATTCGTAAAGATTGTTGTAAACAACATCCTATCTAAAAAGCCTTATCCAAACGTTGAAGCTATCGACCCTCTTTCTAAGACAGAGAAAGACGAGAAGAAGGCAAAGATGATGTTTAACGTTGAAAACAGAGACCTCATCGCAAAGATGAAGGAACAAGGGCTTAACGTAAAAACAGAGCTACAAGACATTCCAGAATCAAAAGAGGAAGCAGAGATATTCATTGACTCCAATATCAAAACTGATGCAGAAATTGCTGCACAGCTCGGAGCCAACCTAACCCTCGAGTGGAATGATTTTGACCAGCGTGTATACAGGAGAGCGGTAAACGATTTGGTAACCTGTGGTATGGGCGTTGTAAAAAGAATGAACGACCCAAACTATGGAATTACTGAAGAATACGTTGACCCTGCTTATTTCTTCCATAGCTACACAGAAGACCCAACATTCTCAGACCTCATCTATGCAGGTCACGTTAAGAAAATTAGCATCTCAGAACTTAAGCGCATCGCTGGCAATGACCTTACGGAAGAAGAGTTTGCTAAAATCGCACAGGGAGTTAAAAACAAGTACCAAAACAGAGCGGACAAACTATCCTACAAATACTACGACCAAACATTAGACAGAACAACATACGGATACGATGAGTTTATTGTAGAGGTTATGGAGTTTGAGTTCATCTCTGTTGATGATATGTTCTTCGAGGAAAAAACATCTCGCCACGGAAATGTTGGTTTTTACTACAAAGGATTCGAATACCAAGCGCCAAAGCAATCAGTGTTCGACAGAAAGCCTGTATCAATGAGAACGGCTACCGTTTACGGTGGTAATTACATTGTGGGCACTGACTTTATGTTCGGATACGGAATAAAGAAAAACATTCCTAAAAACGTACACGATATAACAAGAGCAAGACTTTCTTACTCTGTTGTTGCGACCAACCTACGCAGAATGATGCCTAAGTCGCTTGTGTCTTCTGTAATCAGCTTTGCTGACCAGTTACAGTTGTCTCACTTGAAACTACAACAGGCTATTGCTAAGGCTAAGCCAGACGGATTGATCATCGATATCGAGGGGTTGGAGAACGT